TCACCATTATTAGCAGAATCAAACCATTTAGGATTATGAATATCAGCAGAGTTATTTATATTTTTGTGTAATATTGGCATATCTTAATAAAATATAGTTCCTTTTTTATTTAACTGAGGTTGATCGTCACAAGTATCAAACAAAGGATATTTAGTAGAGTCATCATCTTTAGCTTCATCAATATAAGTAATCATGTCTTTTCTCCATGTATCACCTTTATTAATATAGAAATCCCTAGACTGTGAGTAAGCAAAGTCATCGCCCTGATTACTAAACTCAGTATAGTTATTCATAGTCCCTTGGTTCGTAGTTTGAGTGTGTACCTTAGAGTAACATTCATATACTACAAAATGAGCTAACATAGGCTTTAAAAAGTTCTCTACTATAATAGTATTATCAGCCGTTAGAGTTGTATTCTCTATTTCGTCTAATATCTCATTATAGTAATCCTTACCTAAAGTTGCTCTTACATATTTTCTTTGTGAAGTCAAGATGTAGTTAGTAAAAAAAGCTTCATCAAAATGGTCATCATGAATAGCTAAATCTTTAACTTCTACATCTGTCATTATTTCAGTATCAAAAGCCATTATTTTCCTTCTTCTTTTTCTTCAGTAGTATCTATGTTCTCTACAGAATTTTGGTTAATAAATAAATCACCTCTAACATCTCCATTTTCAAAAGGTGCTAATCCTGCAATCTCTCTACCCTCGTTAATAGTTGTGATAGCGTTAATGTCTATTCTTTCAGAGTTTCCTACTGGAGATACATTTAAAATACCTACTTTGATATTATCCCATTTAGTTTCTCTTTTAATAACTCTATTAAGCACTCTTAATAAAGGTTCTTGAAAGTCAGGTATAATAACGCTATTCATAAACTTCTCATACTCATTCTGTAGCTGTTGATTACTTCCTAATTTACCAGCAGTTTCTAACCCTGCTAAACTTGGTGTAATTCTATGAGCAGCAACTATAGCATCAATAGCTAATTTAGATAACATTGTAAATTCACCGTCTTTCTCTCTATCAAACTCATGAATATTAGCAGCTTGCTCAGGGCTATCTAAAGCCTCTACAACAATCTTACTATTATTACCTTCTCCAGTAAACTTATCTATGTATAATTGCACATATTGCTGTGCTGTTAAACCGTCTGGAAGTTCACCAAATGTTTGAATTAATGCCGATGGAAAGAAGCCGTTATCAAACTTATCCATATTATACTTAGGCATCTTATATTCTATGTCAATCCAGTTTAAAGCACCTACATAATCAGGTAAACCATAGTAATTAAACTCTAAGAACTTTCTGCAAACATGTATTAAGTATTCTTTTCTACTTGTTCCATCCCAAAACTTTAAAGTATCTATAGGATATTCATTAGTGGCGTTAGTACCCATTCCAATATCACGCCAAAAGTTAGATAGGTAAGCTGTTTTCTTATCCTTAGACTTTCTAACAGTTGTAGCATCTTCACTAAATAAAGCTGTAAAATCACCACTCTTTTTAACGTGTGGGTAGCAATTACCAGTAATAATGTAAGAGTTCATCCATTGAGAGAATACATCTCTTAAATCTTCTCCTTCACTATTTACTTCACCATACCACTCTTTAAAATCATCTGGTAATTCTTCAAAAGAAACTTCTTCATCATCTACTTTAAAAGTAAACGCCTTACCCATAGCAAATGTTTGCTTTTGGTTGATAATACTATTATGTGTTGATGATCTTCTAGCTCTTTTAGCTAAATCATTAACATAAACATTATCAGAGTCTCTAAAGTAGGGAATCCATTTATAACCTATATCCTTATCGGGGTCATCTTCCTCTCTAATAATAGTAGTGGAAATAGGGTCTTTTTTAGGTTGAGTATTGTTAATACTACTAGCCTTAATCTTATTTATCTTCTTTTGGCTCATCTTCTTTTTCTTCTACTTCAACAACGTTAGTAAACCCTGCATTATAAAGTTTCTTTAGGTCTTTTTGGCTAGTTTTCTCAGTAAGTGGAATAACACCTACTTTACCAGTTATTTTCTTACCTAAAAAAGATGGTTTTATTATAAACTTCTTCATTAGATAAATATAAGAAAAAAAAATGTCTTATTTAGAATGAATATAAATAACCTTTAGTATTTCTTTGTTTTGTTATTATTTTTTAGTATTGCACTTATAACGCTAAATGTAAACGCAGATTTTTAACCGATTTAAAATAACAAAAATGGATTTAAGAGAAGAATTTAAAAAAGAAAATGGATATGGTGTAATGGCTGTTAGACAGGATTACGCAGGACAAAGACCTTACGAAGATGGGTTTTGTGATGAATATGTTGAATGGCTCGAAGCTAAGGTTAAAAAATTGAGTTTACATAATGTTAGCAAAACGAAGTGAACGTTTTAATGTTTGCTAACACCCTTGTAATTGAGCCTTGAGGCGACTGTTCGCTTTTTAGCGAATTGCAATTACAACACTGTTATAAATAAAAAAGGGGAATCAATTAAGACTCCCCTTCACTTGTTAAACCAAGTTATCCCACCATAAGCCAAGTTATGATTTTAAATAAATTAAGCTCCGAAAGCTACAGTAGAAGAACTAAAAGTATCAATTGAACCTACAAATTCTCTTAGTAACTGTGCTTGCTTTCCAGCAAAAGTAACAGTATAACCGTTCTGACCTTGTAATTCAGCTTCTAACACTTCATTAGCAATAGCGTCTACATGAGCATCTTTTTCCATGATTTCATCCCATCCTAAAACGAAAGCTTTATTCTCAGTAGTTTCTTTGTTGTAAGTTTCAAAGATTACTACTAAACCACATGACTCAACGTAAGCATTGATACCAGCAGCTTTAACTTTTTCCATTCTTGGAGAGAATACTTCTAAAGACGTTTCATAAGAGATAGAACCGTTTTCTCTTGAACCTTCTGAAGAATATAATTTAGTTTCTAATTCACCTTCTACTTCATACCAAACAGCATCAGTATCAGCTAAAACTACAGCCGTATATGAATGGTCGTCAGTTGAAGCAGTAAAGCTAGAAATATCATCTTTGTTAATAACGAATACACGCTTAATACCACCACGTCTGTTTTCGTCATTACAAGAAATCAAAATATCTGTTGAAATTTCTGACATATTTATAATTTTTATTAGTTAAAAAAATGCCCCCCATATAGAGGGGCTTATTATTATTAGAAGTAGAAAGAGATTAATTCTCCAAAAACAAACTGAGTACCCATTTTGTACTTAGCAATGATTTTTAGTAACTCATCATCATCGTCGTTACTTCTGAACTTCAATTGAGAAGCTGCATCATTAACATCAGTACCTAATACTAAGTTATCGTTTACTGTGTAAACCATCATGTTAGCACCAATATCAATACCGTTACCACCTGAGTTAGGGTTAGCAGCATCAGCTAATTGAGTGTCCCACCCTGTAATCTCTACAACTGGAATACCTCTGAAAGTTAAAGTAGAAGCACCTTGACCGTCAATTAATCTTGATAAACCTAAGTTGTTTCCTGTTCCTAACTGCTCATAAGTAGTAGTTAAGTTATCAATGATAGTACAAGTTACTCTAAAAGACTTAGAGCTATTAGGCATTTGTCTTAAAACCTTAGTTTGGTTTTCAAAAGCAGACTTTAATAATTCGTAAGCACCATCAGCAACTAAATCACCGTTAGTATCTTCAACGTTAGAAATAGCAGTCATTTCAAGGTAAACCCCTAAATCAGCAGAATCAGTAACGAAATGCTGGATAAAACCGTCGAACTGGTCAAAATCAGCATCAGCAGCAGTAGAAGCAGCAAACCATGCCATTCTTCCGTTATCATCAGCGATAGCTTCAGCAACTCTTTTTCTAGCAACCTCACCAACTACAGTAGGTAATAAGTCATCAATTGCAGTACCAGCACCGTAAAACTCTTCAAAGATAGTTCCATAAAAAGCATCACCACACTCTTCTAAGTTTACTTTAAGTCTTTCAACTTCTAAAGTTCTGTCAGAAACGTCAGTAACACCACCAGTTGCAGCGAAACCACAAGTAGAGTACTTACGAACTACTTTTGTTAAACTTGAGTTAAGATACATGTTAGCCTTAACTTTAATGTTAGGAATAACTCTTACTCCTGCTAAGTCATCGCTTCCTTCTTGTGGAGCGAATAAAATTTTAGTGAAATCCTTACCTGAGTAAGTATTGTCAATAGATTGTGTAATAAAATTTGCCATTTTCTTTTTTTAATTAAGCGTTATATGAAGATTTTAAAATATTAAGGATAGTAGCACCTAGCTCATCTTTAACTTCTTCTTTCTTTTCTGGAGCAACTGCATCTTCTTTAGCCTCTAGTGGCTTTCTTGAAGCTTTTGCTTTATCCAATTCTTTTTTAGCAGCTTCTAATTCTTCAGCTTTAGCGTTAATTTCTGCTTCATGTGCAGCTTTAACTTCTTTAGCTTCAGCATCTTTTGCTTCTAACTTAGCTTCAATTTCAGCGGTTAACTTTGCTGAAATCTCAGCTGTTAATGCTTCCATGTCAACTTCTTGCTTAGGCTCTTCTTTCTTTGGTGCTTCTTCAGTACCTCCGATTAAAGCCTTTAACTTGTCCATTAAGGACTTTTCTGAGTTTTCAGACATATTCACGTTATTTAATTGATTTACATAATCTTTAGGAGTATTCTTATACCCCATTTTAGCTAAGTCTTTTGCAGAAGCAAAGGCAGCAATCTTTTTACCTTCTTTAACTTCACTAACAAAACCTAACTCTTCAGCTTTCTCTGAGAAAATCCATGTTTCTTCAGACATCATTTGTTGAACTTTTTCTAAATCTAAACCAGTTGCATTAGAATAAATCTTAGCAATCTTTAAATTTAAAGCATCCATTAATTTAGCATCCTTCTCTAACTCTTGTTGATACTCTCTAATTTCTTCACTATTCATACCAACCATAGAGATAACAGGCATCCATGCGTTGTGAATCATTATAACAGAGTTTTCAGTCATTGTAGGTAGTGTATCACCAGCAAGGGCTAATACAGAAGCAGCAGAAGCAGCAACACCAACAATTTTTACAGATACATTTAAATTAGATGTTTTCAAAAAGTCATAAATAGCAAATGCTTCAAATACAGAACCACCACCACTATTTATTGTAAGCTCTATGTTTTTAGAGCCATTGCTTTGTACTTCTTCAATGAAGTCTTTAGCGTTGACACCAAAAGAGCCTATTTCCTCATCTATAGAAATAGATAGATTATTAATAGAATTTTGAATGTTATACCAATTCATAATACAATTGTACTACAAACCTATTTAACATAATGTTATTATTATTAGCAATAAAAAAGGGAATCCGTTAAGACTCCCTT